AGGTTAGTAAGTTGACGAAGTATGTTAAGAAAAAGTGAAAGTGAAAGCACTAAGTGGAGTATAGCCCAAAGGATTTGCAAGTTCTCTGTTCATAATGTTGTTCCACTCATTTATATTTGCTAATCTCCACCCCGTTGTAAATGGGGAAATAGAAATAGCCAAACAAGTATCTATTGCATTGTTCCATCCACCCGAAACTACATTGGTAGCTGTTCGTTTATAGCCAAGTACATTCGTACCATTGTATGTTGACCAATCAATTACAATATTTTTAGTGTACGTTTGACCGCCTAACTCGTCCGTAAATCTATTCGTGTTTCCGAAAGGATTATTAGATGCAAGTATTGTAAACGAAGTAGCACGTCCCGCTTCAAGGTCGCCATCGTCACCCGTGCGGTAGGATGTCGTTTGTCCCGTCTTCATTAATGTTGCACCAACGGGCGAGAATGAAGATGTATTAATTACGATGTTAACGTGGTCTTGGTTTCCGTTATACGTTACGCTTTGCGCTGCAATAGTCCCACCGCTTTGATTTTGTAGTAAGATGTCAAGTGGCTCTTCTGCGTGTATTACAAAGCCGTTTCCACCGTTAACCGTGATGTCATTGTTTAGTATAGTGTAGTTAGTTTGAACTCCAGAAGGTGTGCTTACAACGGCAATAGTACCGTCATTTTCGTGTTTAATGTGTACCGCTCCGTCAGGTGCTACAAGTGTTTGATTTGTAACACTTGGAACTTGAGAACTTAATACTTGCGTTCCTACACTATTATTGATGCTAAACGTAACGTCAGGAAGTTCAAGACTACCTTCGGCAAGTACAGACGCTGTGTAAGTGTCGTTTGAGTTACTTACAAACGAGTTTTGAATTATTTGGTCAAGACTTCCACCGCTTGCAATAGTACCTTGGTAAAGTGTGTTGTCGGCTTCGTCTGCAATGCGGTAACTTGCATCTTCACACGTTGGAATAGTTACTACAATCACTTCATTTTGTACGCTTGGATAGATTTCTTCGCTTAATATATTGTCGTTTTGGTCTTTAACTTCAATTTTAACGTCAGGCAAAATAAGCAATCCACCACTTGCAACGGTAGCCGTGTAACTTCCATCCGAGTTTTCAACGCTTCCGTCTGCGCATTCTACGGGTGTAGGTGTAATCGGCTCCATTGGTATCTCACAAGGTCCATAAGTAGCAACCTCAAACGTAATTGACATCACCCAACCTGCAACATAGTCAAGGTCAAAGTTATTTATAGGTGTCATTGTAGACGTTCCTACTACGTCCAACTGCGCGTCCATGTCGTTCGTATAGTAAACGTACATATCTTTCAAAATCAACTGACAATCTGAGACAATGGTGTTCAGGTTTGCGCGGTCTTTTTGGATTATGTCAACACAATAAACGTTAATACTAAATTGGTTCGTGTTTAGGTCCTCTAAATCGCTTACAGGTTCAACAAATACAACCGGGTACTTCTCGTTTTTAGTCGAAAAGTTAGGCATCTGCTCCCTAAATTCGCCGCCGTATTTTTTTATCTGCAAGTGAGCGTTACAAAACTGCTCTATTTTACTTAGTAGTGTTATATAGCTTGTCATAGTGTCGCGTTTTCTTGCATCTTTTTAACCTTGTTTTGTGTACTTGTTACGTCACTTTCGACTACCACCGCTTTAACCGTTAATTGGTTAGACTTGTTTTCAGCGTCTTGCGGTCCGCTTGTAGTGTTCATGTTATTTCCTTGTCCGAAAAGTGAAAAAGAAGGCGTACCACCCCCTGCGTTTTGAGCCGCACCACCGCCACCCATTCCTGCACCACCGCCACCGCCTGCAGGACTACCATTTTTTGCGCCGTATTGGGTAGTAGCAATCTTCGCAACGTTAGCGACAACTGTACTAAGCGTTAACGCAAACGACGCTATAGCTCCCGGGTTAGGTATACCTGCAATAGTTAACGAGTTTGTAGCAAAAAAGGCCGTAATTGCTTTGTAGCCGTCAAGTATAGCCATACTTAATTGCATAGCTTTAGCTACTTGAAACTGACGCTTTGCGCGCTTTTCTTTATTTTCTTCGTCCTGTTTACCAAAACGGTTAGATATTGCGAAGGCCGTTTCTGCTAGGTTATTTACTGACTGCGTGTATTGTTCAGCCATAGCAATTTTAGCGTCTCGTTTTTCACGTTCTTTTTGTAGCTCTTCGTCGCGGTATTTATTATTTATTTCAGCTATTTTTTTAGCCGTGTCTTCTGCTATTAACGCTTCATCTGCGGCCGTTATACCTACAAGTGCTAGCTTCGCTTCGCTGTCTGCAACTATTTGCGCTATTTCTGCTTCCTGTTGGGTTTGAGTTAACGCCTGGCGCATGGCAAATAAGGCGTCTTCCTGTTCAATTATTTTTGTTTGTTCTTCTAACCTTTTCGCTGCTAGTTCTTCCTGCTTTTTAGCTTCGGCGTCTACGTATTTTTTGTTTATGTCTTTAGCCGTTTGTTCTGCTTCCTGAATATACAACGCGTCAAGTTTTGCGCGTTCTTCTTTATTTAGCTTTTCGTTTTTCGTTAGGTCTTCGCGTAGACGTTCGTACTTGTAAGCGTTAGCCTTTAGTTCCTTTTCTATACCGTCCTGCATAAGACCTAAAGTAATGTCTTGAATTAAACGCGTAGCTGCTAAACGGTCCGCTAAAAATTGCTTTTGTGCTTCGGCTGCCTTTTGACCTTCGGAAATTACTTCCTGGTTTAACTTTACTTCTTCGACTTTTATTTCCTGCGCCTTTTGTTTATTCTCTTTAACCGTGTCTTTGTATAGTTTGGTTTGGTTTAGGAAGTTGTTGTCCATAATCTCAAGTAATTTAAGATTATTATTTATTTCTTCCTGCAGGTATTTATTACGTTCAATTCTTAACGCTAAAGTACTTTTACCTTCGGCATCTAACAAGGCTATTTTGTTGTCCATAATACTAAGGACCTCTTGGCGCTTTTCTTTTTCTTCTTCCAGGGCCGCAGTAGTTTTAGCAAGTGCTTCGTCCGCAGCAAAAGAAGTTAAACCTAACATGTCTAAGAACCATTTAACCATGTCAATAAGTGGTTTAAACGCGGCCGTTAGGAAGTCTACAAATTTAGTTACCCAACCTAGTTTATCAGCTAACATGTAAAGTGCAGCTACAACCCCTGCAATAACTGCAGCAATTAAGAATATAGGGTTAATTAAAAGCTGCGCACCTAGTTTTAGGAAGGCGCCACCTACAGAACCAATAGTAGAACCTAACCCCTTCAAAGAAGAAGAAATAGTTTTACCGTCAATTTTACCTAAACTACCTGCGAACAATTTAGCGCTTTCAGACGCGCCTTCAAAGTCCATAGACATTAACTGCGACTGCATCAAACCAAAGGCGTTAGACGTCTGTTCAAAACGTGAACCAGAAGCGAAGACCGCCGCCCTTTCGTTGGCATCTTTAAGTTGGTCACTTAACGCCCCTGCCTGTTCAGCAAGTTTTGCCATTTGTGCAGGGTCCGTTGCGTTGGCAAGTTCACCTTTTAAGGCTTTTAACTCAGACCGTATTTGTGCAATACCATTGAGTTTTATATTTATTTCCTGGTCTGCCATTATAGAATAATCATCGTGTTATCGTAGTCACCTCTATTGCTACACGAACCTACAGGTTTAATGTCGCTGTCTCTATTAAGGTCGCTTGTAAACTGCGGATATAACGCTTTATATTCTAGTAAGTAATTAGTTAAACGCTTTTCGTAGAACGCTGCCATTTGCCCGTAATGGTCCATAACGAAGGCCGTTTCATTTTGCGAAACACTACTTGAATAGTCGCCGCTTTGTTGCTGAATACCTTTATTTTTAAGTTGGTATGTTAGTCCAAACGCGGCCTGTTCTGCAGCGCGCCACGCTACTACAAACTGAATTTTTTCAACTAGCGTAGTTTCGTCCGGGTTTAATGTTTGGTCGTTATACTGAGTTAGCAAATAGTTGTAGAAATAACTACCTAAAATAGCCTGTAGGCGCATGTCACTAGCAGGTTTAACGTATGGGTATACGTCCGTAACGTCTACATTTTTTGTTATAGGCGTGTTTATCTTAAGAAAATTTTCTGTTACAAAGTAGATCATTATACTAGTGTTTGAGTGTCAGGTAATGGCGGCAAAGACGCAAGTTCACGAATTTCGTTTGCGGTCATATTCTCCAAAACTTTTGTAGCTAAGGTTGGGTTCATTGCGTTGAGTGCGTTAATTACGTCACGTCCTTTTTCGTCAACGCTCGTTATTGTTTCGTTGACAATTTGATAATTTGTAATTTCGACCTTTGCGTCAATTCCTACGGCTTTTAAAAGTCCGTTAACTACGTCCGTGATAGTTTCGCGTAGTGGAATGATTGTATTTTTCTCAAAAATTACGTAGGCTTGTTTAATATCACTACCAGAACCAAGTGCCCCCGAAGTTCTAACCCCAAAAAGTATTGGGTCAATCGTGTGTGCAAAACAAATTTGTTCCGTGTTTAACTCACTAACCCCTTTAAAAAGTTCATCGTTACTATTTGTAGGTACGTTCACTAAATCGGGTAAACTTTCCTTGTTATTAGCGAAGAAGGCTACAGCTTTTCCTGCGTTCTCCGCGCCTTTTAGCTTGTTAACGGTATCTTTTATCAACTGCATCTCTTCGGGTCCTTGTGGCTTCTTAGGAAACATCATGGCAAACGAAGGGAAGATTGAATTTTGAATGTTCGACTTTTGCAAGTAGGACAATTCACCACTTAAAAAAGCGAAGTTTAACGCACTTGTGTACTGTGGAAGTGGGTAATAATCCTGTCCGACTGACTTTTGTTCGTATGCGTATAGGTATGTACCATCTTTGCACTCCGGATGGTAAGGCTCATAAGTTGTTATTTGCATGCCAAACTGCCAATCCTCATTTACAGCGTACAAAGTTTTAGTTTGATTGATACGGACCTTTTCAGGAGCTACACGTTTTACGTTGTGTGTCTTGCCGTTCTTTAACTCGATGGTAAAATAGCAACGTCCGTGTAAAATAACGTCTTTTGTAATTACTTTGATTGTGTCTTTAAATCCTATCTTTTTTCCGAAGGCGTAAAGTACAACTTTCTCCATGTCAGTTAACTTCGACTCATCGAAAGTATAACCACCTCCAATAGTTGCGTTTGTCTTAAAGTCAACAATCGACCCGTGCAAAGGACTCATGTAATACATTTCGTTCAAGTACTGAGGATAAAGATTGTCTTCGCCAAAACGAACGTAACCCTGCGTTGTATATCTTACGTCAATGTGAGGCAATGACAAGTTGCCGTTTGGTATTCTCAAAAACGGTGTACTGAAACTTTGATAACCCGTGTCGACAACCTTTAATGTGTCATCCTTTTTAAATTTTCCTAATAATCCCATTAGTCATAAATTGAATTTGATATACCTTCGACAACCATTCGACCTTCCTCTACTAAAGTTAATCCTACTTCGTTCGTGTTTTCATCCACTACAATAGGGTCTTCACTTTCGTAAATCTCGTATCTGTACTGACCAAGTTTAAACGTGACGTCATCGCCTTCCGTTAAGTAAAATAAATTGTATCTGTTAGGGTAACTTGAAAAGTCTTCGCCAACCCAATAGATAGGTGCTAAACTTTCATCCATTTCCCATACGAATTTAAATAACCATACGGGCGCGACAATAGACGCACTTTCGGTAAGTGTTAACGCGAAGGTATTTAGTGAATCTTTCTCGATGTATATCATGCTACTTTAATAAGTAAGAATCTAAAAAGTTGGTTAAATAAAAAAGGGGGCTAATTAAAACCCCCTTCCTTTTTAGTGTTAATCTAATTAAACCAAGTCAGGAATAATCGTTGAGTCAACCTCGTAAGCAAGGTTTTCGTTTTCAGCTACGAACGTAACCGAGTACTTTGAGCCGTCAGCCTTCGCTGTTCCAGAACCTTCAGCAACCGCAGTCAATTGAGCCTTTGGAAAATACCAATACTTACCGTTAGCGTCACCAACTACTAGAGCCAAGTCTCTTTGACCTTCGCCAAGAATCTTAATTGCTTTAGATTTAGCAGCCTCGCGTCTGTGGAAAATCAAAGTAACCGTTTGCGTATAGAAAGATGAACCGTTAACCAAGTCAATAGCCGCTTCTTCGGTATACATTCCCGTGTTACGTCTGAACTCAAAAGGAACGAATTGAGCCGCCAACGTACCGAAGTCAGTAATAACGTAGTTTGTTACGTCAATCAAAGACGTGTCTACGTTTTCTTGGTCATTAATTAGAATCGAAGTGATGCCCCCAATATTTGAGTCACATCCCTTTAAAATTGAGGTGAGTGTTGTACAAGACATATTATTTAGTATTTAAAGTTTAAAAAAAAGGGGGGCGGTTAAACCCCCCGAACTATCTAAATAATTTTAACAGTATTGTGCGCCACCGTACCAAACAACTTGAGCGGTGTTTACAACGTAGAATCCTGCTTTAAAGTCAGCACGTGCGCCAATGCGACGGTCCAAAGTAGTGCGTGAGAAGTCAACAATTTGTAGATTATCTTGGTCTCCTTCAGCATCTAAGGCATAGATGAAGTTAGTATAATCCGACAAGATAATTGTAGATGCAGGTAGTCCGTACTCAACAACAACTGGGATATCCAAGTAAGTCAAAGACAAACCAGTAGTTACGTTCGTGATTGTGTTTGTCGATGCACACGCAATACGGTAGTTAGCAGCAACGTCTGCTGAAACTTTAAACTGCATGTTTGCAGGGTTAACCAACATTTCGTTAGTCGCAGCAGCCAAAGTTGCGCCCATCTTTGCAAGTACGTTTGAAGACGTGATAGCCGCGTAAGTTCCAGCAGGCGTGATAAAGTCGTCAGCAGTACACAAACGCAACAACCAACCGTCACACAAAGCCAATGCAGGCGTAGTGCTTGCCGTGTCACCTTTCCACATCAACTGTGCAAGTTCTTGGTGTCCTTTCTTCGCCATTTGCGCCCAAAAGAAATTCATGAAAGATGCAACTGAAAAATCTGAGTTTGAACCTTTAGCCATTTCTAAAGCCAACCAAGATTGCTCCAAGTCATACTGACAAACTGACGCTTGAGAAGTCAACGCACATACGTCAATCTCAACTGCTGAAACTTCACCGTCTTTTGCGTTAAAGTCACAACCTGCCTCAGCAAGAACTGAATCAAATACAACCGTTGCAATTTTAGTTTTATTTTTAATTCCCGGAAGTACGCGGTAGTTAGATACCGCGTTTTCCATTCCGTAAAGAAGTGAATAATACTCACTTGGGTTTGCTTGAAGTAACGCACTCGCGTCTACTGTCAAATCGAATTTGTACTTTTTAGCCATTTCTTATTTCTTTAAGAAGTTAGTAACTTGTGTAAACATTTGTGCCGCTGACATTTTAATTTCCTCCACGGGTGCGACTTCCTCCGTTTCAGTTAATTCATTTTTAAGGTCTGCGATTACTTGCAATCTTTCGCTTACTCGCTGCTCTAAAACATGGTTAACGATTGCAACGATAGCTTCTGCATTTTCCGAATGGTCAATAACCCGTTCAACTTC